CCCGCCATTACTTCTTTTNTACAGCNATGGCAAGCGCTTGGTAGAGATATTACGGGAACCCCTGAAGCTGTAACGGGCAATACTATGCCCTCCGGCACGGCATATAGACAAGTAGCGGCGCTTCAACAAGAAGCTCATTCGCTTTTTGAGTTAATGACCGAAAATAAAGGACTTTATTTGGAAGAGATAATTAAAAACGTCGTGGTTCCATTTTTTAAGAAAAAATTAAATAATACCAAAGAAGTGGCATTAGTTTTGGAATCCGAAGAACTTCAAAGATTTGACGATCTGGCTTTACCGGCCGAACTTGAAAACGAACTTAAAAGAATAGGTGGAACTCCGACCATAGAAGAATTAACCGGGAATATTCAACAGAGAAACGCACAACTTGGAATGATAAGATTTGTAACACCCGGCGCGACAACATGGAAAGAATATTTTAAGGATTTAGAGGATGATATTGAAGTCGTCGTGACAAATGAAAATTTGAACAAAGAAACAACAATGACTACATTGACGACGGTTCTTCAGACCATCGCCCAAAATCCCGCCATACTCCAAGCCCCCGTGGCAAAAAGATTATTCGCGAAAATTTTAGAAACGACGGGCGAAGTGAGTCCGATAGAATTGCAATCAATGGCGATTCCGCAAATGCCCCCCACGGTGTTGCCCCAAAGGTCGGAATAATTAACACACAAAAAAAGGAAAAATATGCCATTAACAAAGAAAGGAACGAAGCTCCTTAGAAAGTTTAAGGGAGAATATGGGGCCAAAAAAGGCGAGCAAGTATTCTATGCCTCCGAAAACAAAGGAACGATTGCCGGAGTTAAAAAAGGATATTTGCGAGCGATGAAAAAATTAAAATCAAGGAAAAAATGATCAAAACAAAACTTATAGCGTTGTACAACGGACTGAATCAAGTAAAAAATCTTAAAGGCGTGAAATTCGCTTACGGAGTTATTAAGAATATTCGTTTGATGGAAAATGAGATTGTTTCTATACAAGAATCAATAAAACCTGTCAAAGATTTTATGGAATATGATATGGAACGAATGAATCTCGCGAAAAAACATTCAAAAAAAGACAAGAATGGAAATCCCGTCATAGAGAATAATAATTTTGTTCTTGAATCGGAAAAAGAATTTGAATTGGAATTTGAAGCGTTAAAAGAAAAACATAGTTCGGTTTTGTCGGAAAGGCAAAAACAAATTGAAGAATATGAAAAACTTTTAACCGAAGATGTAAAAATTGAATTGTATAAAATTAAAATGTCGGATATTCCGCAGGACATTTCCACGGAACAGCTTGCGGGTATCTTTGACATTGTGGAAAATAATGTCTACTAATAACGGACAACAAATGCGATTTACCGGGGATGAATTAAATCTTATCAAGAATACTTTTAAGGGCAATGTTGAATTATTGAAACTTTTAAGAAAAGTGTTTTTGCCGGAGATTGACCCAGGCGCTCCTCTTGGCCAGCTGGTTGATTTGTGGTGTTCCCTGCCGATCAAAGAAATGTTGCCGGAACAAGCGCAAATCAATATTCTCGCGAGAAACTCTCTAATAATACACATAGAACAACAGTTGATTCAGTTGAACATATTGGCGGAAATGGATAATTTCACGCCCGAAGAATTGATTGCCAAAAGTAACAAGGATAGCGCGAAATAGATGAATTGAGCAATCAAAGATATGATTGTTGCAAGAGTTTGTAAAAAATGGTATAATTAAATAAAGGTGTGATGTTCACCTAAAACACATTCTAATTTATGGAAATAAAAAAAACGGTTGACTTGGAATCCTTAACCCAAGCGGAGAAAGAAGCCCTTGAAAACGGCACGGTAACGGAAGAAGATATATTGGCGAATTATGAGGCGGCCTTTACGGCAAAAGAAGCCGAAAAAATTAAAAAAGCCGAAGAATTGGCCAATAACTACAAGATACGGGCCGAGAAAGCCGAAGGAAAACTCAAGGAAGAGAAAAAAGAAGTTATCGCTCCTAAAAAAGATGACTCTTTATCTCAATCCGATTTGATAGCTATCATTAAAGCGGATGTGGCGGAAGAAGATATTGAGGAAGTTACGGTTTACGCAAAGATTAAAAATATCTCCGTTGCGGATGCCTTAAAGACTAATATAATCAAAACGGTTCTCGCGGACAAAAAGGAAGAACGAACTACCGCCGCCGCCACTAATACTGGCAACGCGCGTAAAGGTTCTTCGCGGCCAAATCCTTCCCAGCTTTTGGAACAAGCCCAAAAAACAGGCGAACTTCCCGAAAGCGAGGAAGATTTGACGGCCCTTGTTCGCGAGAGAAAAGGACTAAAATAATTGGTGGGTTAAAAAATAATCCGCTATGAGGTGGAATAGCTCAATTAAGTGCCTAATACTATTGCGTCCCGTGTTTACAGGGACAAATATCGCACCGCTTCGCTTGAACAAGTTTTGCGAAACGCGCTGATTTGCGAAAAGATTTGCGAAGTTGATCGTTCAGATAATAAAAGAATTCAGAATCCTTACGGTTCACAGCCAACCGCCACTGTTCAGGCAATCGCCGGGACTTATTCGGTTGACACTTTCACCACGACCGACGACACGCTGACCGTAACCGACGAGGTAATTGTCGCGGAACATATCTTTGACTTTGAAGATTTGCTCACTAATTTTAATATGTTCGCCGCGAGAACCGACGAGCAAAATTATTCTGTCGCGTACAAGATTGATTATTTCGTTTTGAATAGTTTATGCGAGGACGGAACAGGAGCATACACAACCCCCACGGGTGGTTTCACGACCGCCGCGAATATCAACGTAATCATGTCTAACCTTATTTCTAAGGTTGCCGGTTACGCCGATACTTACAAGGGGTTGTTTTTGGTGCTTGAAAATACCGACATTGTTGGTTTTGTGCAAGCGCAAGCGACAAATGGTTTCTCGTTTGCCGATGCCGCTCTGAAAAATGGCTGGATGACGAATTACATGGGTGTTGACATTTATGTCGTTCGCTCCGGTACTTTCGTGACAGCCACAATCGGCACTCGTTCTGACATCGCTAACGATGGCCACAGGGTTTTTGGAGTCAAAAACGTGGCGACATATGCTTCTCCAAGAGGCATTAAGTGGGAAGAAAAATCCGTAACGGGCAAAACCGGGATGGAGGTCGTAACTTATGGTTATGTCGGGTTTAAGTTGTGGACGACAAAAGCGGCTTTAGTGGTGGATATTACGCTTGCTTAGTTATTAACCCTCCTTTTGGGGGGTTAATTGTGGACGTGTTTTTCCACCGATTACACGTTCACACCTAACCTCCTTAAAGGAATAATTGCGGAATAGGTGGATTTCACAAATTAAATGGCACAGCCGAATCAATTGAATCCAACAACCCAGAATATCGTCGTTTTTGATGGTGCGTTGGCGGGCGGAAACGCATGGTCATCTAAACCAATCGCCAAAATAGAGGCATACACTAACGATGTTGCGGCGGGAGTACGTCAAGGATTGTTGAACGTTAACATCACCCGCGCTTCCACCAATGCCTTAACCACTTGGGATGGTAATAAGGATATTGGAATGAAGATAAACGCTTTTAATAGCGCCGCCAATGGTACTAATGGCGGAGTAGAAGGAATTGAGATTTTGGCGAGGAACACGGGGACAGGAGCGACCTGTAGCATAGTTAAAGGATTGAACATTACAGCCGAAAATAAAACAGGAGCTGGAACGGTTCAGACAATGAGTACCTTAATGCTTACAATGAAAAACAATGGTGTGGTCGCGACTTCTATTTACGGACTTGAGATACAAGATGAATCTCAAGGAACAAGCCCCGCGGCTACCTATATGTTGAGATTTTCTACATCAGGTGTTGCCCCCGCTTCGGGAGCAGTTCCGGCAGTGATTAACGTTGCCGCCGCTAATTCATCTGGTTTCACCAATCTGATTTATGCCGAAAGCGAAACGCTTGACTGTGCGACAGTCAGCGGCGGGACATACTCCACGGCTGAGGGATATTTCACGGTTAAGGTGGGAGCTAACACATACAGGATTCCGTTCTTTACGGGAATTGATTAGTTTTTCTCCTTTGTCCCTTTATGGGGACAAAGATAGGTAAATTATCATGCAATATAACGACACAACAAATAAACAAGGTTTGCTTCAGGATTGCGAATTTTGGTGTAATCTTGGTGATGCCGGGATTTCAGGAAACACGTTTTTAAAACAGCAGTTCACTAATCGCCTTAATAGACGATATGAAAGAGCGATGGGAATGCTTGACGGACTTTCGCGGCTTTCTCAATCTGATGACGTTAATTATATCAATCAGCCATTTTCATATTTTGATTTGGTGTCGGGACAACATGATTATCAATTCTTGACCGATGCCGACGGTAATTCAATAACCGACATCACCGCCGTTTTAATTTTAGAGTCCACATCGGCGACCGAATATGTGAAATTGAACTTGTTGACTTTGGACGACGTGGCCGTAAACGGAAATCAAAGCGGACATTTGTCCGGCGGCGAAGCGGATAATGCCGAATTGGTGATGTCTCCCAACCCGAGCGATACAGGCATTCCGACGGGCTACATTGAAAGAAACAATACTGTATTTCTAAGTCCTGTTCCCAACTATTCCAAAACCAACGGAGGAAAACTTTTTTATAAAAGAGTTCCATCTTATTTCACGACCTCCGACACGACAAAACAGCCCGGGTTTGAAGCGGGGCATCATCAAATTCTTTCACTCGGTGCCTCTCTTGATTGGCTTTTGGCGACAAACGTGGCAAAACCTTATCTGATAACAAGAATAGAAGCGGAACTCAATAAAGCGGAAAATGAATTTAAAGTGTATTGCGAAATGAGAAATCCCGTCAAGCATAGAATGTTGCCCTTAATTACTAATACAAGATAATGTCAACTTTAACCAACGTACAAAAAGAAAGCACAATATCGTATTTATTGACTGACGCGTTGGATTATATTCTCGTGGGTTCATCCGAAGATGAAACTTTAATCTTAAAAACAGCCGATATTCCTTCAAACATAACCAAAAATAGTTCAACTTTGACAAACATAAATAAAAATTAAATGGCAAATAAATTATTATCGGCTTTATTAAAAGGGACTTACTCCGCGATCACCGCTTATACTGTCGGCGACATTGTGGATTATCTTGGCGGTTCTTACGCTTGTAAAGTCAATAGCACGGGAAATTTACCAACTAATACCACTTATTGGGCTTTACTCGCGGATAAGGGCGATACAGGAGCTACAGGGGCCACGGGAGCCACAGGGGCAACAGGCGCCACAGGTTCTACCGGCGCTACCGGCGCGGATGGTTTTGATGGCGTATCCGCGGGACTTCTTTATTCGTTTGATACGGTGACAACCGATGCCGATCCGGGAGCCGGTAAAATTCGTTTTAACAACGCGACCATCGCGAGTGTTACGCAACTTTTTTTGGATAATTTGGAAAACGGCGGTTCTGATGTGTCCGGTTTTATAGACCTTTGGGACGATTCAACAAATACCGCGCTTCGGGGAACTCTTAAAATAACGAAACGGGGAACCGAAACCACATTTGCCGTATTTAATATCACGGGCGCGGTAACGGACGGAACAGGATATAGAAAAGTTGTTGTAACGCACATTGCTTCTGCCGGCACATTTTCCGCGTCTGATATTGTTTCTATTTTATTTACCCGCACGGGCGATAAAGGAACAGACGGAGCAGGCGCGGGAGATGTTGTTGGCCCGGCTTCAGCGACTGACGCCGTTCCTGTTTTATTTGATGGAACTACCGGCAAACTTATCAAAAATAGCACCCCCACAGGGACAGGTAATCCCGTTTTACAAACTTCTCCGACTTTTGTTACGCCCGTTCTTGACGCGGCAACCGCCACTTCCATTACGACCGCTAATATTTATGGCAGTATTGCTTCCGGCGGAGATTTACTGTTCAACTCAACTTCTCACGCCACGAAGGGTACTATTGGGTTGGGCAGTTTAACGACCGGTTTGATTTACGAAGAAAGCACGGATAGATTGGGTCTCGGCATTGCCCCAACCCACCAATTTCATTTATTGATGAGAGCGGATGATGATATTTACATAAACGCACGCACCAATCCTCGTACCATAACTACAGGGGTATTNAGGATTGAGCATACNGCNGGGATGACGGGAACAAAACCCNTTTATTTGGANATAGATGCCGCGGGGTTTGGNGANTCNAGGGGACTTTTCATAAATTTNATCACGACAGGACTTGGAGCAGGCACTTATTCAGTTCCGTTGGATATTCAAATTGATACNGCCAATTCCACAGGAGGACAAGTTTATGCTCTCCAGTTTTCCAAAATCGGTACAGGGTCTATCTTNGCTACTGCCCTAAACATTTTATCCGATATTGGCGTTATTTCTCAACATACGGGTTCTTATGTGGCGGCAGATCAAGCGTGGAAATATAACGGTTCTTATACCGATACAACCACAGCTTTTGGTTCTTCGGGAACGAATGTTCAAATTTTTGCCGCTCAAAATGATTATATTTATTTCGGACATTCCACGACCTACGATTCCATTGAAGTAATTTTATCAATCGTTGCTTCGGGAGCCGGAGTGAAACCCACGTTTGAGTATTCCGCTGGGGCAAGTAGTTGGACAGTTTTTTCTCCCAGCGATGATTCCAATGGCTTCAGGGTGAATGGTGCTATATCTTGGATGTTGCCTTTATCCGGATGGGCGATAGATACGGTTAATGGAGTGGGTTCAAAATACTGGATTAGAATAAAAAGAACCGCTAACACTATCGCAACTCCTCCCACGGAAAGCACTCTTAAAATTATCACTTCCATTGAATATGGATGGAATAGTTCCGGCGCGATAACCGCATTGTCTTATAATGCCCTAACTCTTGCTTCACAAGCCGTAGGTTTCACCATCGCGGGTGGTACGACTTCTAAAACGTTGACCGTGCCTTTAGATGCCTCAGTTTCAGGTACTAACACGGGAGATAATGCTACTAACTCACAGTATTCAGGGCTTGCCGCTTCCAAAGCAGATGTCGGACAAACTTTTTACATTGGCACGACACAAGTGGCCATCAACAGAGCATCGGCGACTTTGACTCTGGCCGGAATCACTCTGACAACTCCCGATATTGGCACGCCTTCGGCGGGCATAGCAACGAATATAACCGGACTTGTGCCAGCCAACATTGTCGCGGGAACACTTGCTGCAAAAATCAATCTCGGTGAGGGCGCAGACCCCGCAACTATTGGGTTGGAAATTGATGCTTCAATGTCTGCCGACGAAAGATATTCGGGCATCACCGTTCCCGGAACAGCAGGTGCAACTCTTGCCTTTGGCGACTTGTGTTATCTCGACGTTACAGCAACAGAATGGCTACTGGCAGACGCAAGCGCGGCATCAACGGCCGGCGACGTGGTATTAGGTATTTGTGTGGATGCCAGCACGGACGGTGCGGCAACCTCTATGCTTCTTTTAGGA